TGGAGTTGGTCCATCTGCTTCTCAATTTACGGGTCTTTGCTTCGACCTGTGCTTTTTCAACTGTCATGTTTACTTCTTGAATAGCGGCATATGAACCAACTCCAAGACCTAAACCATTAGCTGAAAGGTTAGCAACTGCTGTTGAACCCAAAAGTTCACCCGCTGATGTTATGAAACCAGCTGATGTGGTGTTGTCACCAGAATACCAAGGGTCAATAGCGTTGTATCCGAGTTCATCGGAATACTGCCAATCTTCACTTCCCAAAGGTTTTGTCTGTGGGGTGTATGTTCTATCTCCACCTGCTCTATAACGGAGAGCAAATGCTAATCCAACAGGGCCTGTCATTGGCTGTACACCAACGATATCATGAGCAATCAATTCAGGAAATGTTCTGCGAACCATTGGGATAGCAATCTGATGGAAGTCACCGTTTCCAGTTGTTCCGACAGTACCATAACCATTGGCTAATGTTCTACCAACTACACTGTAATTACCAGCTTCGTTAAGGTATCCCATTTCATTTTCCAGCATCAATGCTGTTGATTTCAGGACTTTAGGATTTTTGATTTTTCCGCCTTCTTCAAGGATGTCTTTCCATTTTTCTACCAAATTCTTTAAATCCATTTTTTATCCTCCTAATTTACTTTTTAAAAATTTTTATAACTTGTTCTCTTTCAGCATACGAACCCAATTTGCTTTCATAGCATCAAAAGGTGAAGTAGATTCAGTAATAACTGATTCTGTTTTTACTTCAGGATTCAGTTCAAGATGACCGTTTCCATCAGTAGCTGCGGGCACTTCACTTGCTACCGCATCTTCCATACCAGCACCACATTTAGGGCATGTCATTGTCCCATTTTCACCGTCTGCTGACATGATTGCACCACATTTCGGACATACATTTACGTTTGAAGCTGATTCACCAGGCGCTTCTTCAGTGCCAGGTTCAACGGCGTCACCTAAAATGTTTTCCGTAACATATTTGAATTTTTTGTCAATTTCTGCTTTGTCGGTTATGTCTCCAATCAAAGAGAAAACCTTTTGTTTCTGTGACTCAAGCAGACCGTCACATTTCTTGCGAAGATAAAGCTGAGCAGCCATTGTTTTGGCATCCTCTTTAATCTCCATTGTTTTAGCTATATGACCGTTGATTTCGCCTTTAAGCCTTACAATTTCTTCTTTGGCTTCTTTCAGCAATCCCTTGACTTCCTCATCAAGAGCTCCCTCATCAATAGCTAACTTGATTTTGAACTGTTCAATTAATTCTGAATACAGTTCGCCTTTCTTAGCGTATTCCAAAACTTTTTCAGGAATCTCAAGTTCTTCGTCAAGGACTGAATCAACGAAATCTGAAAATTTAGAAGTAATATCCTTCTTGTAATCTTCAAATTTGGCCTCATATTCCTCTACTAAGGCTTCTTTTTCTTCCTTCAGAAGTTCATCGGCACGCTCCCTTGATTTGATCTCAATCATGGTTTCAATCTTTTCAGATATTACCGTTTGCTGAGCCTCATCAAGTTTTTCAACTCCAAGTACCTTCAATACTTCATCAAGCATGTTTAATCCTCCTCAATAGTGTAGATATTATCTTTTGTATTTTTATTTATATCATATGTATAAAGAAATAATAATGTTTGGAAATCGTTGTGTATAAAAGAGAATTTTTATACGATTTTTATCGCATAAAAAAGCCCTCGAAAGAAGGCTCACCTTGTCGGGTGTTTTATTATTGTGCTCGTTTTTGTTCCATTTTTATTTTTATATTGGCCATCTGTTTATCAATATTTGCTTTTTTTACAGGGTCATCAGTTCTTTCTTTGGCTGCTTGTAATCTAGCAAGGTCATCCTGAAATCCTTTTACCAATGTTGCCGTCTGATTTGGTTTGTTCCCTTTTTCTGTATTTTCATCGGCCTCATTTATTTTTACATCCTTTATATAGTCTTTTTCAAATACGTCTAACATTTCTTTTCTCCTTATGCCGACCCTGCTCTAACCTGAGCCATTTGACATTTTCTTGCATGTACTTGTTTATTTAAACATTGTTTTCTTACAGGGTTATTTGTCTGTTTTTTATAATTTTCTACATGTATCAAATCAGCTTCCAGACTTCTTAATCGTTGTGTGTTCTGTTGGTCATCATCTTTTGACATTCGTTTAGCATTTTTATTGAATTTTTGCTCTTCTTCATTAAAAATCTTTACATTTTTTATATAATCTTTTTCAAATACATCAAGCATTATCGCCCCTTTTCAACCTTTATGTAGCTTTTTTCAAAAATATCCAGCATAATTAATTCCTATAAAATTTACAAACCATCCATGAAAATGTATCAAGAAATTTTTTGCTATTTGCAAGTTTCATTACTTGTGGATTTTTACACTCAACGGCTTCTGAACTATGTTGTGCAAAAGTGCATATATGACAACAATTAACTTTTTTCAATTTTATTTCACTTGTCAATGTATGGATATCAGGCGCATCCAAACTTTCATCTAAATGTTTTACATTTTTTATATAATCTTTTTCAAATACATCAAGCATTATCGCCCCCTTTCAACTTTTTCAATGAATTTCATTAGAGAGTTAAAGTATTCTTTACGTGCTTCAGCAATAGAGATTTGTTCTTTGATGGTTTTTTCATCAGTAGGGTCAATATCTTCTTTCTTTGTTGGCTGAATCCAAGGTACATCAAACTCTTTACTTTCTGTGATAGCCGTTACCCATGAAGGCTGATTCGATGGGTCAATGACTAAATCCCATGTAATCATGAAATAATCATCATTTACATAGTTGTCTTTCTCATTGACTGTACCAAGACCACGGCTTGATATACCAATACGACCTTCTTTGATGAGTGTTTTTGCAATCTTACCCATAGGAGTATCTATAATTTTGGCTTTTCCAATCAAATCATTACCACGCCATTCAAGACTTTCAATCAAATGTGAAATCCTATCAGGTGTAATTTCTGGATTGGATGGATGTGATAACTCACCCCATAGACACTTATTTGCCACTTTTTCCATCAATTTATCAACTTCTCTGGAAAGAGTGTCTTTCTTGTATATACGTCCATTGATATTTTTGTTTTCCGCAGATGAGAAAATTCCCTCTACATAAATACTGCCATCCTCTGCCGTACCACCAACTTTTACATTCTGTGATACTTCAGTTAAAAGTCTCATTTTCATGTGTTATATCTCCTTGTTTTATCCTATCGCTTCTGCGTAATCTTCTAATTTTCTTATTTTATTTTTATCAGTTATGAGTCTTGATGATTTATCACCTATTTTATACCAATAATCTCCTTTATTAATATGAAGATATTCACCATCTCCGCTCTCAAACCAAAAAATTTTTCTTTCATACTTATCTAAAATATCATCAATCTCATCTCGACTAACAGGCACAGTAACAACACCACGTAGCATAAGATTAAATTTTTCTTTTATACTACCCTCATTCAGATACTTTTCAATTTTACTATCAATATCCGATAATTGTCCAATAATCTTCATGTTTTATACCTCCTTATTCTTCGCCCATACTACCAGCGCCACCAGTCATTTCCGATGGAGCACTAGCACTACCGAAACGAATGTTGTATTCACTTGCAACTGCTTGCCAAATGACTTTTGCTTTCAGCGGAAATCTAGCGACTAATTGCTGAACCACTTCAAAAGCATCGACATATTTTTGTGGTGTATTGGCTTTCTGAAGTCTGAAAGAAATTCTTCTCAAACCAGTAGCAATATTGTTGTACTCGCCAGGTTTGATACCCACGTCGCTGGGCTCAAGTATGCTTTCATCCAGTTTTTCCTCTCTAATGCTTTCGTTTTCACCCACCAAAAATTTGTCAATTTTTTCTGTAATTGATTTTGCCATTATATGACCCTCCTATAACTTGTTTCTACTATTTATAATTTTTTTCTTTTTGTTGTTAATCTTCTTTTTGCTTTGGGTTTTTCTTCGGGTTCTCCAATTTCTTCTGGCTCTTCTGTATCTCTGGAAAATGCTTGAGACGTTGGTTCTAAAACATCCATCACAGCTGTGCCTGGTTCTGGTTCTACAAACTGTTGTTCAATGTCGTTTTTCAGACCCAGTTTTGCCTTCAAGAAGTCATTTTTTGCCTGTCTTACCTGACCTTGTACCAATTCTTTAGCATGAAGAAAATCATCATTTTCAAATGAGTCTAATGCCGCTTTTATTACTCTGTCATCCATTTTTATACCTCCATGAACATTATTTTGATTTCACAATATATTTAGTAAGTAATATGTATCTATGTAAACATACATATCACTACATTCCTTTTGATATAAAAAAATTATCGTATACTCAATTTTTGTTTATTATTAGTATAATTAGATGATAACAATACATTACCATCATTTTCGATAATTTTTCTTATTTTTTCTAATGTATGTTTTTTATTTCCCGAACAAACTATACATCTTTTGCCTTGTTGAAAATTGTCATATCTCATTTCTATGTTATGGCCGTTAGGACACATCATTTTTAATTTTTCTCTATTTCCATTATATGTATCTGATTGTAATATATATCCTTCTTTTTCAACAAGCGATTTTTTTATATACTCTAATGTGTGTTTCATATGTTCGCATCAAACCCTTTATTCATATTCATTGGGTTGCATTTGTGGCATTTCACCGCCCATACCCATGTCACCGCCCATACCTTCATCACCCATCATCTGTGCTTGTAAGCTGAGCATGCCGGGAGCAATACCGCCTGCACCGTATGAATCAGCAGCATCCAAAACCTCATCAGGTGGGAAGTATTTCTTATCAAGTTTGAATCCTTCACGGTTTTCTTCAAGTTCTTCTTCAGTCCAGTGCAGATACTTCTTAACCAGATATGATTTTGAAAATTCTGCATTTTGACATAAAGCATTATAATTTTGAAATGATTGTTCCAAAAATCCCTGTGACATCTGTTCTTTGTAATGTGATGGTGGATTCATACGGATTGTAAGACTATTCTCATCTAAATTATATTGTTTTCTATATCCTTTAAACTCAAGATGTAATAAGAATAAATCAACCAGTTCATTACAAAGTTTTCTCTGTTGTCTTTCAAGGAATTTTGCCCATTTTATTTCATCACGAGATATCTGTCCAGCACCCTGTGCTCCAAACATTACCTCTTGACCTTGTTCAACTCCTTGTGTAATACGAGATATAGGATATTTCAAAGCACGAAATAATTTGTGGCTAAAATAGAAAATATCCGACAATTCAGTAAATCCAGCTGCATTTCCACCGACACTTGTTATGTCAGAACCACGACCTTCAGATGAATTCTTCACAAATATACCGGCTGTTAGGGCAAAATTATGATTATCACCGCCATCTTTTATTGTAAGACATCCAGTATCTTCTCTTACATCAAGATATTCTACTTTTACTACTTTATGATTTATTACAACATTCTGTTTAAATTCAGTGTATGTTTTACACCCAAACTCATTATTCAGAATAGTGTAGAAACTTGATTTTGCTAAATGTGTTTTATCTACACCTTTTACATCAGAGTTTATATGTGACCAATGCTCCATAAATTCTTTGTTATTTGATAAATTTAACAACATTTCATCAAAAGATGGATTATTCTTTACATATTCGTAAACTATGTAGTGTGCTGTCTCATAATCTGTTTTTGAAGATTGAACTTCACTCATATGTTTTGCAAATTCTTCATTCTTCCAACGATTGGCGGATGCTTGTGAAGATTTTTTTCTGTATTCAATATCGGTATCCCATTTATTTTTTATGCTTTCCCTTACTTTGTCATTATGTTCTTGTGTCTTTGGCCTACTAACATTTTCATAGAACACTTCATAATTATCTGACCAATTCTTTTTCATCAAATTAGACATTTTTACTCTTTCATCAGCATCTTCAAATCGTTTAATCATGGCATTTCTTGCGGCTATTTTTTGTCTTTTTCTGTTTTCTGGTTTATTTAAAGCCTCTAACATTGGAATATGTGATTTTCTCTCAACATTAGATTTATAATGAAGTGTTATATGTTCATTTATAGGCAACGATTCCAAGTTATTAGGCTCATTATTAAACCTATTAAAATCTATGTGATGTATGGCATTTCCTCTTTTTGGCATTGGGCCAAATTCTCTATGAGCATACTTCCATTCATTATTTTGTAAGTCATAAAACATGGTGTAATCATTTGTATTTTTGTTCAACTTTTCAGTTTTTGAATAGAATGGCATCAATGAAGTACCTTCTGTTAGATTGGCTGCTTCTATTTCACTACCATCCCTAGTAACAAATTTATGGTCTGGTGTGCAATCAATATATTCATTGTTATCAAGCGTAATTCTAACCATTTCAGCGTTTTTACGTGTAATGCCGGCCCACTCTATTTCACCATATCCTATTTTACCTGTTTTTTGGTCTACCGAATACACATAGTTCATTTTACCATCATTATATTCATTGATGATTTCAGAAAGAGGCAATATACGCCCATCAATTAGGTTGATTTTATTGGACAATCGTAGGCACTGCGGCATAAAATAATTCTCAAGAATATTGAACACTTCTGGTTCATTAGTTAATGTGCCTGACTGTGGGTTATATGACTGTTTCTTGATAAATGAATTTTTGATTTTTTCAACAAATTTCATGGCTTTATCACGAGGCATAGCACCAGTGTCTATCTTGAATACAAGTCTTTCTGGTGAACGTATCAGTCTATATATGATAACAGATGTTTCTAAAAGTTTTAACTGATTATAAGGTACTCTGGCCTTCTCTAAGTAACCAAGAACATTGATTTTTGTATCTCCATATATACCATAATTCATATATCCTATCTGAGCGGGCTCAAAAATAACTAATTTACCCAACTCTCTATCTTTCTCTGCCATCTCTCTATTGGCTGGACGCCTGTAATTTGGTAACAAATATTGATAATAAGACATAATACGACCAGTTTTTGGCTCATATTCATAATCCATTGTCTCTGTTGGAAGTTTTTTAACACCTAATATTCCCTTGCCTTTATTGTTTATATCAATGATTCTTTCATAAAATATTCTACCATCAATAAAATATGTTCTCATCCAATCCCATAATGTATCATTACAGTCCATTCTCTCAAAGAATAATGCTTTGAACTCTTTATACAATATTTTTTGAATGTTATCATTTTTTGCAAGTTTTTCATCTGTAATGTCAAGAGATAGAATGTTTTCATCTTCATCTACATCACACATTTCATTACAGGCATCTTCAATGACATCAGCAATTTCGGGGTACGAGGCCATTCGTCTGTATTCCATTATTCTCTGATATTCACTTTCAAATGCTCTGTTGATGTAAGAATTATAGAACGAATTGAATGAACCCATTCCATAGGCGCCGTATCCACCTAATTGCATCATTAGAACATCTTCGACACCTTCACCAGTACGGCTCTTAAAATCTTGCTGTGTCATATTGGCTTCAGGGTCTTTTCCCTTAAATGCCTTTATGCGCTCATCAATCCTTCCCTTATTTGAAAATAAATTTTTATACCAAGCCATTGTTCACTCCTATGAATGTTTTAATGTTATTGATTATATTTAATTTATTGTTATTCCAGTCTTTTTCTAAAATTACTAATAAATTTATACCTTTTTGTTCACATTGTGCTCTTTTTATCAAATCAAGTGACTTTTTATATTCTCCTTTATGATAATATTCACCATTATATTCTATTGCCTTATTAATTTCTGGTAGCCATATGTCTAATTCTAATGGTCTTTTGGTAAGATAATTTTTGATTTGTTTTTTATCATTTTCTATTATTTTTCCATTGTACATTAATTTTACTATGTTTAGTATATCTTTTTCTCCTTTTGATGTTGTTTTTGGTGAACATATTGGGCACCTTCTTTCCCCGTATTTAAAATTATTGAATGACATTGTAAATGTATGCTTTTTAGGACACATCATATTTAATAATACATGAGCATTCTTATATTCAGTTGATAATAATCTATAGTTATTCTCCTTCAAATATGATTTGACATCATCATATGTAAGTGTTTTGCTTTGTATAAAACATTTAGGGCACCTCCTTCCTTGTTGAAAGTTACTAAATGTTGTCTCAAATATATGATTCTCATTACAACATATTTTTAATTTTTCAGTTCTTGAATTTTTATATATTTCACTAATAAGAAAATATCCTTTATTTTCAATGTATTCTTTTATATAGTCGTGGGTATGTTTAACATTTGTACGGCTCTTAAAATCTTGCTGTGTCATATTGGCTTCAGGGTCTTTTCCCTTAAATGCCTTTATTCTCTCATCAAGTCTTTCTCTACCTAATATTCTGTCATACCATGCCATAAATTTTATCCTTTAAGTTTTAATTTTTTCACCAACACATAATCAAGTGGTGGAATGACCTTTTTGATAGGTGTTACAAGGTCTCCTACAATACCCAAGTCTTTTGGAATGCCAACTGTTACTGGTTCTGATGGCCATTCTGCTGTACTATCTTCATCTATTTCATATTCATCTGTTATAACTTGTAACAATGATTTATCAGGAATGTCATCATCATCAACATATCTCTTTGCTTCCATTTCGGCTAATAGGTCTTTATCTGGATTGATTAAAACAATTTCCATTGTATTTTCATCATATTCTGAAAATGGATGTGATGTCAAATTTGGTTTACCACCATTTCCAAAACAAGGATGGTCAGGAGCTGCACTTATACCATATATTTCTTTAGTATTTTTATTTCTTAAATACCAGAGCCAATAAATTTCACCAGATGATGTTACATATCTATTTTTGACATAACAATCAGCTTGAAGCCCATCTATTCCATCCGTGTTCCAGTCTATTGCTACATATGTACGATATGTATCTGTAGAGGAAGTACCCCCATTCAATGCTATCATATTACGTGTACCATATGTTTGAGGAAAAAAACTATATTGACCACCTGTCAGAACAGCTTTTGGAGAAGCATCCGTTAAATGTACTTGCGATTCAGATGTTTTCAATATGGATGTTGTAACACTTCCAGCGGTAAGAGAAGCACTTGTCCCTGAAGTTCCATTTGCTCCTTTAGCTCCTGCTGGGCCTGCTGGGCCTGCTGGGCCTGCTGGGCCTGCTGGGCCTGTGGCTCCTGCAGGGCCTGTTGGGCCAGTTGGGCCTGAT